GGCGGGAGCTCGAGCACCTGGCCCGGGAAGATCAATTCCGGATTCCCGATCTGCGGGTTGAGACCCCAGATGTCGGGCCACGCGAGCGCATTGCCGAGTTCGCGCCTCGCAATGCTCGAGAGCGTATCGCCGGCTTGGACGGTGTAGGTAGCCATCAGCGCACCGGCTTCACTTTTGAGCCGAGCTCGAACTGCCCGGCGGTGCTCAGATCAACCTGATCGAAATGGGCATTGATCAGACGGCAGGCTTGACCGAATGCTTCGCCGCGGTCCATGTCCATATTTTGCCCGCGACTTCCACGAGGCATCGGGCCTTTTCGATCTTGGATATTGAGCAGCGGTTTCTCGCGCAAAATCGCGCGGCGTTCGTGGTGGCGTGCGTCCCCTCTGGACTCGAAGCGCTGTATGTGAATGACCCGCGCTCGATCAAAAAAAACAGATGATCCAGCGTGAGTCTCGAGCCGGCTAAGCACAGAGTTGCTTATTCCCACGTAGATCAATCGGCCGACGTCATCGAAGACGCGGTACAGACAAAAACGGTAGGGAGATCTGGGCGGAAGTCTCACCGCGCGTAACTCCGACTCGTTCATCAGCGCACCGTCTTCGCCTTGAAGGCCGGGTCCGCGTGTAGCGCTCGCATGCGCGCGGCGAGTTCGACGATCCACCGGCTTGGCTGGATAGCGGCAGGAATACGGGCAGCCCGGTCCGTGTATTTTTCGGAGGTGCTGCACCTGGCTCTCAAGTTCAATCGCCTTGGCGCTCCCGGTCGGGCGACGGTACCGAACTTCCTCGCGCCCATCAGGCCATGTGTAAACGACCTCCATCAGCGCACCGGCTTGAGCGTTTGCGCTCGCACGTAGCGCACCAGCATCCCGGCGTCGTGGCCGAGCACGTTTATCAGGCGCTCGCGGCCCCGCTCGAGGTTGCGGCTAGAGCGCGCGATTGCGCCCTTAGGCGTCCAGCGGCGCGCGGCCATCAGCGCCACGTCACTGCCACTGCAACCGCCTCTGATACCCGCACGCGGTCTAGCAGATAGCAGCCGCGCACGCCGTCAAGCCAGATGACGGCGCTGTGCCCGCTTAGCACTTCGGCGGCGCTGCGCGTTTTGGTCTGCAGCTGCTCGCCGTTGTCCCTGGTCAGCACGACATCGCAGCCAACCGGATTGACGGCGTTCCACGCATCGCACTCCGCCTGGAGTTTTGCCACCTTGCGCGCGCCCATCAGCGCACCGGCTTCAAGGTCTGCGCGCGCACATAGCGCACCAGCATGCCGGCGTCGTGGCCGAGCACGTTGTGCGTTGCATCGCTCGCGGCCTTCGGGCGAAGCTCGCGGAATTTGAACGCCGCGCCGAAGCGTTTCATGGCGCACTGCAGACCGTCCATCGTGTAGGGACGTCCCGCCGCGCTCACGAACACGTGCTCGCAGGTGGACCGCGCCAGCGCGAGATCCACGAAGTGCTTAAGCCGCGGGCTCCAGCTGATCTTGCGCAGCTTGCCATCCTTCGACTGGCGGAGCTCGATCCCAAAGTCGGTAATGTTCGCGCGCTGCAAGATCCGCAAGTCGCCCTGGCGCAGGCCGGTCAGGTACGCGACCGCAAAGAGCTCCGCGAGGCACGGCGGCGCGCGGTCGAGCTCCGCGCTCAAGACCTCGTCCGGCACGTAGACCTTGCTCGGGGTTTCCTTGTTGCGCCGCACGCCGTAGCACGGATTCGTGCCGCACCAGCCGAAGCGCATTCCCCAGGAAATGATCGCGCCCAAGGTCGCGCGCTCGCGATTGCCGCCGATCGGCGCGCCCTCGACTTTGCGCAGCTGCAGGTACTGCGCGACGTGCGTCGCCTCGAGCGTGTTCAGCAGCATGTGCCCGAAGTGGTGCTGCAGGCGGCCGTTGATCTGGCGCAGGTATTCGGGCTGCGTCGCCGGCTTCAATTCGCCGAGCGCGCGCGCCACGTACAGGATCATCAGCTGCCCATAGGTCGCGGGCCGGTCCGACGTGTAGACCTGCAGCGCCGTGTACAACGCCGCCGCGCCTTCCTCGACGCGCGTCAACGGCAGGTCTTTGCCTTCGTGCCGGTAGTAGTAGCGGCCGTGCTTTTCGCGGACCTTTGGCGGCAGGTGCTTGACCACCGTCGGCTTCGGCAGCGTCGGCTTGGGCGCGACCGGGAACAGAATGATTTTGCTGTCGTCGTCGTTGATGCTCATTTGACGCACCCGTGCATTTTGCCGATCTTCCGGTTGAGGATATCGAGCTCTTTTTGCGCACGCGCCCGGGATCGCGCGAGCGCCTTGCCCTGTTTCGCGGTGCGCAGCGGCGGCTCGCCGTTCGCCAGCCGAATCACGCCGCGCGAGAGTGAGCCGCCGCCGGCGGCGCGCAGCTGCTCGGCGAGCTCCTTGGGCAAATGCACCATGGAACGCACGCCGGGCGTGTCCGCTGTGAGAGGCGGACGGCCGCGCCTGGGTTTGATGGGTAACTCCGTCATGTGGGCTCCGTTTTTGTTTGAAACCGAGACCCTATTTTAGCAGCTTAATTCCGCGATTAAAAGCAGCACAAATTTACGGCCGTGACTTGGGAAGCAGCGGCGTGACGTTTTTTTTGGGCGCTCGGAAATTCCGCGAGCCTGGCGGCGGCGAGAAATCCGGTTTGTTGTAGCGCGCGCTGCCGTGCATCGCGATGTTGATTGCTTCGAGCGTGGTCACCGGATCGCCCGATGGCTGCACCATGAAGGCGACGCCGTTCGCGGATAGCCAGCGGCGCACGTCCGACCGGCGCTTGAGGCCTGAGAGCTTCCGCAGTTCGGGCAGGTTCGCGATCATAGGATCAGGCGCAGCGGTATCCCGGCCATCGGCGCCGAGGGCTGCGCGCACTCGAAGAGCTCGCGGCGAAATTGGGCCTCGACGTTGCCCGGCAGCGGCTCGGGGATTGACGGGCAGATGCGCGTCACGAAGCAATGCACCGGAATTCCGGTTTCGGTGCGGCCTTCCCAAATTCGCGCCGGCACGAAGGCGCCGTCGATCTCGAGCGTGACCACTTTGCTGGTCGATTCGATGGTGATCTTCATCCGGCCTCCCGCTCGTCGTCCGCCCAGCCGTTGCGCTTCACGTACAACGCCGCGGGACACCAGTCCGGCATCAGCCGGTCGACCGCGTCGAGCATGCCGTAGCCCTCGAGCAAATCGTAGCGGTCGAGCACCAGGGCGACCGCGAGTTTCTCCCCGGTCGAGCAGCAGCCGAAGGCGCGGCGGTCCACGTCCTTGCCGTTGTACAGCACGCCGCGAACCTTCTCGCGAATCTGCGCGACGGCCGCGACGTTCAAGTGGGCGATGCTCATGGGGGATGGTGGCTCCGCGGTTTTTTTTGCTGCCCTTATTACGGTCACAGCTGCACCGCGCCCGTCAAGCGGCACAGTTCGCGAAAAGTTTCGCGAAAAATTTCGCGAAAAAATTCGCGAAATTAACTGTTAAATAGGTAGCTAAAGAACGCGCGCGCGCGGGCGTGCGGGCGTCGGATCGGATCTAAGATTCGGATTAATAATCTTCGCAGGCGCGCACGCGCAATTTGTGCTTGCGGACGGGCTCAACGGGCCGTAGTCTCGCGGCCCACCTAAACAAAAACCGGAGCACGGATGCGATGAGCCGAAAGCGCCAGCTGCCGCCCGATATTTGCCGATGGCAGTCCTTCAGAAACTTGTCGCACGACTCGCGGTTGCTGTATCTGCTGCTGCACACGATCGCCGACGATCAAGGCCGGATGCGCGAGGACCCCGGGCTTTTTGCGTTCGAACTGTTCCCAGGCGAGAGCGCGTTCGGCTTGAGGATCGAAGCCTGTTTGCGGGAGATCGAGCGCGAAGGCCTGATTGGCCGGTACGACATCCGGCGCTCGCGCTATCTGGTGATCAACGCCTGGGCCGAGCAGAAAATCGACCACCCGAAGCCCTCGACCCTGCCGGCGCCGCCCGAGACGCGGTCCCTGTTCGTCGATGAAATGGCGGCCGCGCGAGCTAAGCGCGAGCACTGAAACGGTGGACAAGGTTGTGGATAACCCTGTGCAAAAACTGGGAGCGACCTGTTGAACCTGTCGCACGTGATGCACGCTCTGTTCGCCACGGTCCTGGTCGTGTGGAACGGTCGCGGTAGTCGCCTGATCGACGCCCGGGCCGCGCAGCGGATGCAGACCGGCGCGGAGAAGGTCGACGAGACCATCCTGTGGACCGTCTACGGATCGCCCGAGCGCTTCATCGCGCGCCCCTGCATGACCCATGGCGGCATCACGCCGATGCCGGTGCACTTGGAGTCGCCGACGCTCGAGGGCCTGCGGGCGCAGCTGCCGCGCGGCCTGACGCGCACCGATCGGCTGCCCGACGATGCGCCCGTTCTCATCGAGACCTGGGAGTAACACTGGCTCAACGTCGGCCTGGTCCCCTCGGGATCTCCGCCCAATGCGTAACAGCCCAGCCACACTGGCTCGTCGGCGGGACCGAAGATCAGGACCGTCGTATCGCTATCCGGCAAGCCCACGTCGACCGCGATCCAGTCGATCGTCTCCTGGTCTGCGATGGTCATACCCATGTCTCCAATATGACCGGATCGTCGGCCGGCTGACGGTCCAGGCGCGTGAGCCCGTTCGGCAGCATGAGGCGCAAGCAGTCGAGGGTGTGCGCCATCAGGTGCATCGGCATAGGTCCCGAGGTCTTCGGCCGGATGACGTACGGGCGCGCGACGAACCAGTCGGGAAAGTCGCGCGGGTGCTGGTAGATGGTCCAGATCAACAGCTGACCCAACGACGCCGCTGACTGCTGCAGCTGCTCGGCGTAGTGCGGATCGATCGCGATGCTGCCCTTCATGGGGCACCGAACGCGGGATAGTCTTTCCACTCGCAGCCGTCGAGCTTCGAGCCGCCCTTGCCGACCGGATCGTGTTTTGCGACCCACTGCGTGCCGGTGGTTCCGGCTGGCGCTTCGTGAAAAATCGGATTGTTGTAAGCGATTCCCCACTGCTTAAAAAACAGCGGCACGTTCTGCGCGATGCACTGATCGCGGACTTCGCGCGCCCAGAGCGGCCGCATGTTGCGCGCGCCTGGCCCGGATTCACCGCCGAGAATGACCCACGAAATCCCGGTCAAATCCATCGGTCCGACCGGGCCGATCAAAGGCTCGATCGACAGAAAGCGGATCTTCGCCGGCACGTCTCGCAGCGTAACAATGCGGTGCACGCAGTCAGCGCGCTCGACCGTGGCGCCTATCCACATATTCGAGGGAATTGGCAAGCCGCTGCGCGCGAGCCACGGCGCGATATTTTCCGGTCGTTTGGTCAGCACCTGATATTGGTGCCGCGTGGATCGCATGACCCCGAGCGCGTCGAGTCGCCACTCATCGAGCGCCTCCGGATGGAAAAAGTCCGACATCGAATTGACGAAGATCAGCGACGGCTTTTTGATCTTGAACGGTTTGCGGAACTGCGCCTCGCTGGCGCGATTGACGCGACCGGTCCAGACCGGCGACTTGTTCACCACCTTGACCACGCCCTGGTAGCTCGGCTGGCCGAACTCCTGCAGCCGCCGCGCCACGCGCATCGCGTAGCAGTTCGTGCATCCGGCCGTGTGGATCGTGCAGCCGACAAAAGGATTCCAAGAAAATTCCGTCCATTCGATCGCAGTTTTAACGGGCATCGCGGCGGCGCTCCTCGCGGTTGTGATGACAGGTGGTGCGAAACTGCGGACTGCGGAAGCTGCTCGGCGTAGTGCGGATCACATGGCCCAAGCTAAAGCTTACCGCCCGCGTTGAGAAGGCCGTGGACCATGGTGGCGTGGGCGGCCGTCTCGATTTCCAGCGAGCCGCGCTCAATCGTGGTTCCGTACTTGAGTAGCGCGATACTCGCGTTCTCGGGCATCGCCCAGTCGTGCTCGACGTTCTGCACTGTGACGCCGAACAGCGTGCTTTCCGTCGCAGTGCTCGTCTTGGTCGGCGTGCCCCATTTGCCGATCGCGGCCGCTTCGATTTTATCGAAGCATGTTGAACTGAAGCTCAGCCCGATGAGGCTAACTCGGCTTGCCGCATCGAGTGTCACGACCGTCTGTACATAGCACCCAACCAGCTGCGTGAATCCGCGATAAGTCCCCGGCGCGGCGAGCGGCTCGGGATTCACAAATCGTTTCGGCGGAGTCCAGTCGACCCCCATCGTGCTGTGCAGGTCGGTGAGCGTCGCCGGCGAATCGAGATTCAGGCCCGCCAGGTTCACCGCCATCGCCGGCGCCGTCGCCAGCAGGCCGAGAATTAACGCAATGCGAAAAATGGTCATGATTTAGTCCGCCTGGATTTGGAGAAAAAGGGGCAATGACAGGTTATCGGCAGTCGGCGCGATTTCGCGAGGCGCGTAGGTCCACAGAATCGGCGGCTGGATCAACGATGCGCCCAGGTCGAGGTCCAATTGCTTCATTTCCTCGATTCGCTGGTGGATCTCGATCAACTTGCGAATCGACGCGTAGACGGTGTCACACATAAAATTTCCTCCTTGCCGAGGTCAGATAATAGCAGCAAAAAGAAAATAAAACGTGAACTAAATCAACTAACTAGCTATTTCTGCTGCTTTTAATCAGCTACCTCATTTGAAGCTCTGAAAATGGACACGCCCGGCAACGGCGGCTGTTTTAGAATCACCGAAAACCGCGTAGGACGCTCTGAGCCGGCCACTTTTCCGATGGGGCGTTGGGTTGATATGGCCAGAACGCCGAACGCCGATTGGGGAGGCAGCGAAATTGACCGCTGAGTTAACAGTATGGGGATCGATCGGGACTTTTCTCGACAAACCGCTGGCGCCGCAAATGGCGCTGGTACTATCGGCCGTGCGGCAATTTCCCGGTTCTACGCTCTACGAGCTGTCGCTGCATGCGTTGATTCCGCGTCCGATCCTCTCGCGGCGACTGGCGGATCTCGAGCGTCACGGCTTCGTCGCTAAAGACACGCTGCGCGGTTACCATGCAGTCCCGATCACACCGGCGGATTTCCCGCCGCACGGATCGGAGCTCCACATGCAATGGGAACACGTCAACGCCATGACCTTCGAGAGCGCGACGCATCGAGTGCGCAAACTCGGCGATCACTGGTTCGCCGAACGCAAAGCGGATCCGCCGGTGCACGCGGCCAAAATCGGCGCCTCGTTCGACACTCAGGAAATCGCGCAGTCCGCTTGCGAGGCGGACGCGTATCGCGTCGCGAGCGGTCGCTGATGGATAACCGCATCAACGGCAACCTGCGAAAGTTGGCAGGTCACCTCCAGTACGACGATGGAAATTTGACCATCGATCCGACCGGCGCTTTGCGCACGATCACAATTTACGGCATCAAATATTCGGTCGAGTTTTTCCGCTTCTTCGGTGAGGCATCGATCGGAAAACACTTCGAATTGATCGGTCGCGCCGGCGGCAATGTGACGATCGCCGAAATCGACCTTGCGCACGTCGCCGGCGACGGCTAATGTTGATGTTCACATGAGCGCCGACGAGGGTTGGTTCATGCCGAGCAACGCGCGCGAGTACCATTATTTTCGGGGTACGCGCTCGTTGTGCGGCAAATGGATGCACCTTGGCTCGGGCCCGCTTGAGGACAAAGGCGATAAAGTCGGGCACCCGAACGATTGCGTTGCGTGCCATCGCAAAGTATTAGCCGAACCGTGGCCGGCCAAATGAGCGACGTCGAAATCGACCTCTTGCACGTCGCCGGCGACGGCTAGTGACCTACACGACAACCTATCGAGTCGATCGCAAGCTGCTCGATTCACTCAGCGAAGACGATCTCCGTTGGCTCGAAAAAGAGGTCTCTGCAAGGCTGGAAGTTGAGATGGAACGACAGCTTGAGCTCGCTATTCGCTTCGGCTTCTATGGCTAGCGTCACCTGCGAATTGCCGTGGCCACCGTCGGCGAATCACGCTTGGCGTGCAGTCGATGGAAAAGTGCATCGATCGGAGCCGTATCGCGACTACAAAAAAGCAGTCGGCGATTCAGTGCTCGAGCAACGTGTGCGACGTCACTGGACCACTGATCGGCTCGCGATTGGTCTCGTGTTTTATCCGCCCAACGCGCGCACGTTCGATATCGACAATCGCGTCAAGACCGTGCTCGATTGTTTGATGCACGCCGGCGTGATCGTCGACGATCGATTCGTCGATGTCATCGTGTTGGCACGCGGCAGCGTGGATGCGCCACACGGCGCAGTGCTCGCACACATTCAAGAACTGTCGACGCTCGACGTGCAGTTCTCAGCAATCGTTGATGCGCTGACGCCAACGCGGTTGGGCGCGCGCGCGTATGATCGCGGCGTGACGATCGATCGATAGCCGCAACTCATTGACTGTTCAATCTATGCCGACGATGCCGAAGACTCATCGACCACCAGGTTCGGTCATCACACCAACGCTGCGTGCGCTGTTCGATCGACAACGACGCGGCACGCGCACCGCCCAAGGCTACGACAACCGCTGGCTCCGCGCGCGCGCGCGCTGGCTCAACGAGCATCCGCTCTGCGTCTTCGATGAACGTCGCGGTCTATACGTCATCGCCAGCGTGGTCGATCACATCATCCCGCACCGCGGCGACAGCCAACTGTTCTGGGACGAAGACAACTGGCAGTCGCTGTGCACCTACTGCCACAACAGCACCAAGCGGCGCATCGAACTCGCGCAACGTCGGCTCGACGAGCTCGCGGCGCTGGGGCGCATCCACGGTGGCGGCCCTGGGGGGGTTAGAACTAGAAAAGCGATCCTTGTGGAAGCGCGTCCTGTGGCAAATTTTTGGCGTCGCGAAATTGGATAGGGGGGGGGTCGATCAAATTGACGGGGCGGGGTCGTGGTAGCGGGCCGAAAGCCGAAACCCAGCTGGCTCAAGGTGGTCACTGGCAATCCCGGCAAGCGCAAACCCAACCTCTCTGAGCCGATCCCGACGCAAGGGATTGGTCCGCCGCCTGAATTCGTGGGCAAGTCAGCCGACGCGATGCGGGGCGTCTGGCTCGAGATGGTCAACGCGGCACCAGCTGGCCTGCTCACGATCCTCGATCGCTCGATCCTCGAAATTTTCTGCCGCGCAAAGGTGCGCTACCTCGAGGCCTGCGAGAAGTTGGACACCTACGGCCCGGTGATCAAATCGCAGGTGCAGGGGGTGTGGCAGCAGTCGCCGTACTACTCGATCATGAAGGCCGAGGCAAAAATGATGCACTCTTGCATGGTCGAAATGGGCTTCAGTCCGTCGTCGAGGTCGCGTGTCAGCATCGCCCAAAAGCGCAAAGGCAAGTCGGAAACCCCGTTCGACGATCTCAAGGAGCTCGGGGACTAAAGACTATATCCTCACGGCGATCGCGTACGCCGAGGATGCCATTGACGATACCCGCGGCGAGTGCTACGGAAAGTGGATCCGGCTGGCCGCGAAACGCTTCATGCGCGACCTCGCCGCCACCCAAACCAAGCGGCCGCCGTTCCTCTGGTCGGCCAATTCCGCGATCAAGGCCTGCAAATTCATCGAGCGGCTGCCGCACGTCGAGGGCACGTGGTCGACCGAAACGATTTGCCTCGAGCCGTGCCAGTGCTTCTTCGTCGTGCAGCTGTTCGGCTTCCGCCGCCACGACGGCGCGCGCCGCTTCACCACGGCGCTGTTCAGTGTCGCGCGCAAGAACGCCAAGTCGAGTCTCGCGGCGGCGATCCTGCTGTACGTGTTCTGCATGGAGCCCGAGCACGGCCCGCAGGTGCTCTCGGCCGCGACCACCGGCGACCAGGCGCGCATCGTGTTCAGCATTGCGCGGCGCATGGTGCTGCAGAACTCCGGATTGCAATCGAGCTTCACGCTCGAGGCCTTCGCGAACTCGATCGTGCGCTACGAGGCGGGCGGGATCTTCCGGCCGATCAACTCGAAGGCCTCGACCCAGGACGGATTGAACCCGTCGGCGCTCGCATTCGACGAGCTGCACGCGCACAAAACCCGCGACCTCTTCGACGTGCTGCGCTCGGCCGCCGGCGCGCGCCGCGACCCGCTGTTCTTGTACACCACGACGGAGGGCTACGAGACACCCGGACCGTGGCCCGAGATCCGCCACTACGCACAGCAGATTCTCAACCGCGTGCTCGAGGGCGATCACATGCTGGTGATCTACTACGCGATCGACGATGACGATGACGACTTCGATCAGTCGAAGTGGGTCAAGGCCAACCCGATGCTCGGCGTCTCGGTCGCGCTCGAGAAAATGCAGGAGTATGCGAGCGAGGCGCGCTCGCAGCCCGGCGCGCTCTCGGAATTCCAAATCAAGCGGCTCAATCGGCGTGCATCCGCCGCCACCGGCTGGGTGGACCTGCGGCGCTGGCGCAAATGCTCAGGCCCCGTCGATCTCGACGCGCTGGTCGGCTATCCCTGTTGGGGTGCGCTCGATCTCGCGAGCACGCGCGACATGAACGCCTGGCGCTTGCTGTGGCTGAAGGACGATGTGTACTACACGTGGGGCCGCTATTGGGTTCCGGCGCTCGCCGTGCAACAGCGCACCGAGCGCCGATCGGTGCCGTACGCGGGCTGGGTTTCGGCCGGTTTTTTGACGCAAACGGAGGGCGACGTCGCCGATTATCGAGTGATCCGCGACGAAGTTGTCGCCGATTGGGAGCGCTTCTCGCCGTCCAAAGTAGCGTACGATCCGTGGAACGCGACGCAGCTGGCGCTCGAATTGGCCGAGGCCGGCATCGAGATGGAGAAGTTTATTCAGGGCCCGCGATCGTACCAACCCGCGATGCAGGCCTGCGAAATCGCCTACGTTTCGGGCAAGCTGCGGCACGCAGGGAACCCGATTCTTTTGTGGAACGCCGCTAACCTGGTGCCTCGCTATGACAGCAATCGCAACTCAGCACCCGACAAAAAACGCAGCGCCGAAAAGATCGACGGCATGGTCGCGCTCCTGATGGCGTTCGGGCTGTCAGCGGCCGAGCCCGGCGACGAAGACGCGGCCGGCTTCTTCGGCCAGGCGATCGTCGGATGAGAACCGCCGCGCAGCCTGCTTGGCGGAAAAAGACCGCCGAATTTTTCAATAGCTTCTTCGACTACGGCGGCGGCGCGCTGTCGGGCGGCTTCTATCCGGTCGCCGCCGGCGGCCAGGCGCGGCCACCGGTCAACGCCGCTCGAGCGGGCACCGGGCAGATCATCACGCCGAACGCGGCGCTCGCGCTCGCTACCGTGTGGTCATGCGTGTGGCTGATCGCCGACACGATTTCGACGCTGCCGTTCATCCTCAATCGAAAGGGCCCGGGCAACGTGACCTTCGGCGAGCCGGCGCTCGACGTGCCGCTGTACACGGTGTTGCACGACCAGCCGAATCAGAACATGTCCTCGTGCAGCTTCTGGAAAGTCATGATCGCGTCCGAGCTGCTGTGGGGAAACGGCTACGCGAGGAAGACGCTCAACAGTCAGAACCAGGTGATCAACATCGATCCGATCCGTCCGGAGTATGTCGTGCCGTATCGGCTCGAGATCCCGAACACGAACCCGAAGCAGTACGAGATCCGCTACAAGTACTACTCGCCGCTCGAGACGCAGGACTTTCCCGCCAATCAAATTTTCCACTGGCGAGATCGCACCATGGACGGCCTGGTCGGCCTCTCGCGCATCGAGTACGCGCGCAACTCCCTCGGGATCTCGAAGGCGGCCGACGAAGCGACCTCGCAGGCCTTCAAAAACGGGATGCGCACCGGCGGCTTCATCCAGTCGGAAAAGTACTTGAAGAAAGAGCAGCGCGACATGCTGCGCGACGACCTCAAAAAATTCACGATCTCGGGGCCGGAGTCGGGCGGCCTGATGGTGCTCGAGGGCGGTCTCGACTTCAAATCGATCACCATGAACCCGCAGGACGTGCAGCTGCTCGCCTCGCGGCAGTTC